TTCATGTGTTCTTGCTGTTTGTGTATGTAGGTGTTGGTGAGGATAAGCGGCTCACTAGCAATGATATGTATTTCCGCAGTGTTGATGACTGCGTGTACTTTGCCCAGAGGTTGCACAAACAAGGCCACAACATCACTGCTTATTGTCTGCCAAAGCTGGTAGATAAAGATGTGAGGACTTACTGATGCTTGCTGAACTCGCCGCAGCCAATGCCGCCTTTGCAGTTATCAAGCAAGCTGTATCCAACGGTAAAGAGATAGCCGCTGCTGGCAACGCAATCGCAGAGTTTGTGGGTGCCAAAGAGAAGCTGCAAGCCAAAGCCGCTAAGAAGGGCAACGGCTCTGATCTGGAAGAGTTTATGGCTCTGGAACAGATCCGTCAAAAAGAAGACGAACTCAAGCAAATGATGATCATCTTAGGCCGTCCTGGCCTCTGGCACGACTGGCAGCGTTTCCAAGCCAAAGCCAGAGTAGCTAGGCGTGAGGCTGAGATTGCTGCTGCGCATCGACGCAAGAAGATTGTTGAAGGCACTATCATTGCTGTGTTTATCTTACTCATCCTTGCAATACTTGGGGCCATAGTGGCTCTGATCCTGCACCATCAAGGGAGGTTGTGATGGAAGTAACGATGGAACGCTTTCTGGCGTGGAAGATTTTGCCGCGCCTAATGATGTTTGTGATGACGTTCATGTACATCCGCGTCATCGAATGGTTTATGTCGTTGCCGCCCGACGCGATGACCTCACAGGCCACCGCGCTGACAGCGACCGTCACCGGTGCCATGACCGGCGCTTTCGCTGTTTGGCTGGGATCTGAGAAGTGAACACTGTCTGGGTGGTTATACTGGTGACTGCCGTGTCGCCGTTCCAGTACACGGTTTCGCCTTTGATCGACGCTGATACGCTTGAGAAATGCCATTCTAAAGCCATCAAGATTGAGCAAGACATAGAGCGTCAGGACAACCAAGAGATGATGTGTATAAGGGTGGACTACTGATGATACAGGCATTGATACCCGCCATTGCTGAACTTGCCGGCGGCTGGCTCAAGGGTAAGGCAGAAGAGAAGGCAGCACAGTCTAGGGTCAAGGTTGCCAAGGCAGAGGCCGAGGCAGAGGTGATGAAGGTTGCCGCCACGCATGAAGCTGGCTGGGAAAAGATAATGGCCGAGGCCAGCAAGGATAGCTGGAAGGACGAAGCCTGGACGATTTTATTTATAGTTATCATAGGCATGTGCTTCATCCCGCCCATGCAACCCTATGTTGACCAAGGCTTTGCGGTGCTGGAATCCACCCCTGATTGGTTCCAATGGGCAATGTATGCTAGTATTGCTGCATCATTCGGTCTGAGAGGCATCAAGGGGCTGAAGAAATGAAGCGCAAGTTCAAGTCTGTTCCCAAGACAAAGGGCGGTGTTCCCAAGAAATATGTGCGCGGTGCCAAGAACCCCAAGAAACGTGAGGCAGAGATCAAGCGCACGCGCCGCCTGTACAAGCAGGGCAAGCTGACGCCGGCCATGATGAACAGGATTAGCAAGCAGAGGAGCCGAGGATGAGCAAAGCCGCGACCATTGCCAAATATTCCAAGTCGTCAGGCATATCTAAGTCTACACTCAGCAAAGTCTATCAAAGGGGGCTGGGTGCCTACTACAGCAGCGGCAGTAGGCCCAAGGTTTCCGCGCATCAGTGGGCTGCTGGCAGGGTGCGCAGTTTTGCTACCGGCAAGGGCGGCGCACGCAAGGCTGACGCTGACTTAATCCGCAAGAAGAAAAAGCCTACAGCCAAAAAAGCAACCAAGAAGAGGGGTAGGGCATGATTGGCAAGCGGCAAAAAGCCAAGATTAAAAAGGTGGCTAAGAAGCTGCGCGGTGCCTCAAAAGCGCACGCTGGTCAGGCCAAAACGCTTGAGTCCATGTTGAAGAAAACCAAGCGCAAAAGGAGAGCATGATGCCTGGTAAGAAATATTCTCCCAAGCAAAAGAAACTTGCAAGGGTTGCTGCGCCACGCAACAAGATCACTGGTGCTGATTTTGCCAAGCTGCGTGGGAACAAAGGGAAGAAAAAGAAAGCACGCGCATGAACAAGGATAAGCTACGCGAAGAGCTTGCTGACGACGAAGGATGCAAGCTAGAAATATACCTTGATCACCTTGGCCTACCTACGTTTGGGATAGGCCATTTGGTGCGTGAGGATGACCCTGAACACGGTGAACCTGTTGGCACACCTGTGTCTGATGAGCGTGTTCGTCAGGTCTTTGCCCTCGACATTGCCGTCACGCTGGAAGACTGCAAGCGCCTCTATGATGACTTTGATGATCTGCCAGAAGAAGCGCAATTAGTCATTGCCAATATGTGCTTCAACCTCGGTTACCCGCGCCTCTCTAAATTTAAGGGTATGAAGGCCGGCGTCGATGCACGCGATTGGCAGCGTGCGGCAGACGAGATGGTGGACAGCCGCTGGCATGATCAGGTTCCCAACAGAGCCAAGCGGCTCGTCAAGCGCATGAGGGCTTTGTCTGATGCCTAAGACACCGGCATGGCAGCGCAAGGAAGGCAAGAACCCTCGTGGCGGATTGAACCGCAAGGGCAGGGCTTCTGCCAAGCGGCAGGGCATGAACCTCAAGCGTCCTGTGAAGAGTGGGGATAACCCACGCAGGGCCAGCTTTCTAGCACGCATGGGAAACATGAGGGGGCCAGAGCGAAAGAATGGCAAACCAACGCGCTTACTACTTTCACTCCGCGCATGGGGTGCAAGCAGCAAGGCTGACGCAAGGAAGAAGGCGGCAGCTATCTCCAAACGCAACAAAGCCAAGAAGGGGAAGAAATAATGCCAGGACACTATGGGAAGATGAAGGCCGGTGCCGGAATGAAGAAAGGTGCCAAGATGAAACCAAAGATGTCAAACCCGCGCTTGCGTAAAAAGCAACCTAAGAAGCGCATGAAATAAAAAAGGGGGGCATAACCCCCCTAGTTTCTCCCCCCTGTGTAGCAATCCCAACAGATATCCTCGCCGGTAGCAAGGGAAACCCAGTTGTGCTGGGTGTAATCACAGACCTTCTGACACCTCGCGCAATGAAATGGGCGACTGACCCTCACAGTCTTTTGCTGCTTTCTCTTCTTCACGCTTCATCTCCAATCCGGCATTGAGGCAACGCAGGGCAAGATCCAGCATCTGCGTTGCATCCATTTGTTTGACATGGCACACGCCATCTAGGCTCACAACCACCCCATCATTTCTTGGGATAATCAGGAAGGTCGGCTTCACCATCTGTGATCCTTTCGATTTCACGCATTGTGATGTACCAGCGGCCACCTAAACGCTTGCCTTTGATAATGCCCCTATGGAGCATCGTGCGCAGCATGTTGACCTGAGACTTACTATCGGTGCCAAACAGCACCAAGGACGCCTCACGAGGGCTTAGAAGCGCCTTAGAAGGGGATGTCTGGGTCATCGTCCTCTGCCTTTGGTTGTGGAGCGGAATACTTGTGGCTAATCGCGGCGCCGATTGGCTTCATGGCTGGCTGCGATATGCCGTCAGAGATACTGTCCTCACCCTCGTATTCAGTAACTCGTGAGATACGAATAGAGATAGTACCGTCCTCGTTGGGGAACAGGCTAACTTGGTGGCGCTGACCTTCTCGGAAGATAAGATCCGCAGGAGTTTTTTGCTCCGCTGAATAAGGTTGCCAGTTGCCGTTGCTATACTGTGCCTTGCTCTTCCCCTCAGTATTGGGGAACAGCTTGATGTAAGTGATTGTCTCATAGCGTCTAGCCATCCGATTTAAGCTCCTTCATGCGTGCTTGGCATTTTGCTTTGATGTCTTGGAAGATCTCAGGAAACTCTTTGTTCGCAATGTCCATCCACTTCTTTGTGAACTCTGCGTTCATCCAGTCTGTGATCTGCTTCATGTCAAACTGCGGCAGGTAATCTGTCGCTTGCTGCTGCAACTCCAACAGGTTAGGCGACGGCTCCTTTGCCGGCGGTAGGCTGGCGATAGCTTCTTCCTTTCTCCCTACGCCATCCATCTCGTTTGCTGACGCATACTCACCGCCAGCTAGGCCCAGCGATGCCAAGGCGCGGCCAATGGCAGATGTCTCACAGTTCTCCAAGGCGCTTGTCTTGTTGACGTTGCCCTGTCCCCTGATCTCTTCTGCCATGCCGGCACCAATCACAGCGCCGTCCATGTTGAGGATCTTGGCTTTGACCACGACACGCTGGCCGTCATCCACCAAGATATGTGTGTCCACCCCAAAGTCGGTGCCATGCATCTTGCGGAACGCTTCCATTCGATGCACCACCTGGGTGTACTTCTTGCCCCCACGCTGGGTAACGCCATGACTAGCGTTCAACTCAGCGACAAGAGCCATAGTCTCTTTCAAGTCTGTCATGCTGTTCTCCCGAACATTGATTGTTGCACAGGATGCGGCTCCCAAAACAATGGTGTTTGGATGCCATCAATTTTTCGAGCCATCTTTTCTGGACACCTGTCGTAGTCCTTGAAGTTGCGTGCCACATTCACACTGTCGGCGCTGGCAAACGGCCATCGTTCACCACCAAGTGACAAGCCTCTAAGCATGTGTATCCACGGCATTCTCCGGTGTTTTTGCGCCAGCTTGTTGAAAGCCGCGTCGGCTCTTGAACACCAAGCGTCTGATCCGACATTCCAGTATTCACCGCTGGAGCCAAAGCACACCTTGCCATAGTGGTCTGTCAGATACATGAGGTAGTCAAACGACATAGCCATGTGCCAGACAGGTGCGCCAAACTCAGGCCCAAACGGCCATTCAGAAAGCAAATCTCTCTGCTGTTCTTCATCACCGCCAATCACATCAGGGATCACAGCCCAATGCGGGTGTGCCACCTTGTCCTCCAGCCAAGCGTACAGTTTAGTGCGATCAAGCTGCTTGCCCTGTGTGTAGGTTGTGAAAGCGCCGTTGTCCCACATGATTGACTGCCCTATCTCCATGCAAGTTTTGGCCTGTGCAGGGTTCGCAAAACTTACACAGAAGTGCTTGCCAGCCATGCGATACAGCATTGCTTTCGGGGTCAGCGGTGTGCCGTGGTAGTGGATCATTACGGATGCCACTCTGATACTATTTGCACCGTGTTATGAGTACCTTGCAGTTGCCCACTCTCAAACACGAATGTCTCAGAAAGAAAAGCCGCCAAGTCCTCTTGGAAGATTGGCTGATGATCGCCAACGCAAGCTGCTTGAATGTCTTCGACTAAGACTTTGCGATGTGAACGCAACTCCAAAAGATAACGAATGGTGCTACCATCGACAGGACACAAACGTGCGAAACTTACGTTATATGTATGACGCATCACTTTTCCTTTTCAGCATGTAGTAAACAGCTAAGGCGCCAAGCATTTTGCTGACCACCATGACGACGAACCCATACCAGCTAAAGAAGCCAAGCATGAGCATGAACACAGCACTGTCTGCCGGTGTACTGACGGCTGATGAGATTAGGATACGCTCCTTGATGGGCTTGCCGCTGTAGGTGTAGACAGCCCAATCAACCAGTTCGCTGATGGCAAAGGCTACCGCACTGGCAAAGGCGACGAATGGATCTGCAAGCAGGTAACTCAGAACCAAACCTATCGTCATCGGGATGAATACTTTGTGTCCCAAGTCACGCTGCGCAAAGTCTCTCAAGACAAACACAAAGCCAACAAGCAAGCTCATCGGTGCGAACATCTCGCCGCCTGGTAGTGGGATCATGGGGATGTAGGTGAAGCCTACGTTTGCCACCACGATTGCGCCAACATAATAGGCGCTTGTCATATAGCTATTCATTCGTGCCTCCTTGGGAAACTCCTAACTTATCAGAGATTAGATGGACAAACAGTGCCAAACTCCTCTCCATATCAGCTATCTTTTCGTCATTGCGATCAACGGTGCGTTGCAGGTGATCGACACGCAGGAACAACTCGTTGATGCTGTCCTGCATGTCCTCGCGGGTCACATACGGCGTGCCGATATCAACAGGCTCACTGTGCATGGTAGAACTCCTTGTGCCACATGACCATCTGGCTGCGGCCTGACGCACCCTTTCTCTTGGTGCCATCGGTGATGATGATGCCCTTTTCTTTTAGGGCTTTGAAACGCGGCGTCACTGAGTTATATCGGTGATGCGGCAGGGCATTGCAGACTTGATCAGCAATCGCACCTGCTGCACCAAACTCCCAGATTGCATCGGCTACTACGCTTTCCATCGCTGTCGCGTCGATGCTTTCTGCGGCGTCGTGGCTGGTGGCAGGGTCATCCCTGCGCACCAGCTTGTAGGCGGGAGTATCAGTCAGCATCTTTAATCTCCCCAAACTTACGCTCATACGCACCGCGCACCTTGACGTAGTAGTCAATCGCATCGCGGTATCCACGCAGATCATTTGTTGAGATCTTGCCCTCCTTTGGCTGCATCAGGGCGTAATGAATGTGTTCTGCCGATCCGACGACCTCAAACTCAGCCATCTTTATGCCGGCCATCAGTTCTTCCTTTGTGAAACTAATGCTCACAGGGTTTGCTTTGCGTGCCATTAAAACCTCCATAATTGGTTGGCTACGTCTACGATTGATGGGCCATGACGCCTTGCGATCTCATTGAAGTCTGGCTGAACAAGGCCAGCCAAGTTGCGCCATGATCCGTTTGCGGCTTTCAGCAGGTTTTGACTGATCTGCCATGACCGCACTGCTTCAGCGTATGCCTTCTCCAAAGCCTCTGGCTTGAGCAAGTCACAGTTGTCGGCGTCGGCTATGTAATAACCGGACGCACTGACATACAGCAGTGACGGTGGCTCACCAGTTGCTTTGTTGTAGACAGCTTGCTGAATTTGTTGCTGCGCTGTGGGCGTGATGCCTTCCACCTTGGGTACGCGCCACGAGCGGGTGCCGTCCTTCTTTGGTGGGTTGCGCAGGGGCGGCTTGGCTTTCAGATCACACTGGATGCCGCCGCCGGAATAATCTTGATAAAGCATGATAGGCACATCAAGGCGCGGCTCTTCCAGCCAGCGTTGATACTCGCCTTCAATCATGTTGGCGGTCTTGAACCGCTCACGCACGCCTTCAACCGCGTGTAAAATCATATCTGGAATGTAGTCTTTGAACGCCTCAAACTCCTCGGCGTCCTTGTCACCATCCCACTTGCGCGGCTGATAGCTGTTGTACCGCTCCATCGTCTGAGCGATAGCCTTGGCCTGATCCATGCCATCCTGCTGGCCGACCATCGGCTGATACTTGTCCAGCCCAAGAATGAGATTGGCACCATCCTGCACCACGATCCCACACCACGGCCTTGCCGCCATTGGCAGCTTCACTCCAAGATGGCGACAGTAGAGCTTGAGAACAAACTCCCACTTGTCCTGTGTGGCACCAGATGCACTGTCGTGCGCTGCGCCAAACTCTTGCCGGTAGGCTGGTGTTTCATGAGGCATTGTGTGCTTCCTTGTGCTTTTCTTTGTGTTACTATCCCCTCTATCGCATGTCGGTTGACCGCGTGTCAACAATATTGTAGAAAAAAATATGACCTTATCTGAGTATCTAAAAGCGAAGAAGATTAGCCAGGCCAAGTTTGCGCGACGCTGCAACATGAGTCGCGCGGCTATCTGTAGGATTGTCGATGGCAACAGATATCCATCGGCAGAAACCATGCGCCGGATATTTCTGGCAACGGAAGGACAGGTGAAACCCAATGACTTTTTTACCGAAAAAATGTCACAAATGTGATGGCTCTGGATGGGTGCGTGTAGCATCTAGTTGGGATGAGGGCGACGTTGTGCCGGACATTTGCTGGGAGTGTGACGGCAGCGGTGAGTTTTACCTACAGGAAAAGGAATACTTCTCTGAGGGTGACATCGACGGACAGGGTGCATTGAAGTGAAACCCTTGCGGATGCTTGACCTGTTTGCCGGCATTGGGGGGTTTAGCTACGCTGGCGAGAAGCTGGTTGGCGGCTATGAGACTGTCGCGTTCTGCGAATATGACGAACACGCACAGAAGGTTTTGCGCAAGCATTGGCCTGACACAGAGATCATCGGGGATATCAGGGAGCTTGCAGATGACGCAGATAGATTTAGAGGATTGGTTGACATCATCACAGGGGGATACCCCTGCCAGCCTTTCTCGACAGCCGGGAAGCGCAGAGGCGATCAAGATGACCGACATCTCTGGCCGGAAATGCTTAGGGTTATCAAAGCTGTGCGGCCCCGCTGGGTCATTGGAGAAAATGTTGCTGGCCACATCACTATGGGCCTCGACACGGTGCTATCTGACTTGGAAGGCGCAGGCTACTCCAGCCGGTGCTACGTTATACCGGCTGTCGCCGCAGATGCCCCGCACAGACGAGACCGCTGCTGGATTGTTGCACACGCCGACAGCTCAGGCGAATCAAATGGCACCATCAATGCGAGATCGGGACGCGGGAAGCTGGGGCAAGCCGCGCATCATGATCCCAACGCCGACAGCCAGCGATCACATCGAGCGGAACAGCACCAGCAGCGAGGCAGTAAACCCGCTGACAGGCAAAAGCGTGAGCTTGGATCGGTTCGTAAAGTTTTGGCCGGACGAGGAGACGCAGCGGAGCGGGGAGCCTCAGATGTGGGCCACGCCATCGGCAGCGGACAGCGTGAAAATGTGGCCGACGCCGACAGCAAACGAGGATGCAGCGGGGACACCCAACGGCAAGATGCAAAGGCAGTTGGGCAATCATCCAGACATCAGAGGCAATACGCCGGAGGAGTGGCAACGTGGCAGTCTGAACCCAGAGTTTGTCGAGTATCTCATGGGGTACCCGGTCGGGTACACCGACTTAGACAGCTAGGAAATAGCATTGTGCCGCAAGTGGCGGCGCGTATTCTTTACGCCATAAGGGAAGCAGATCGTGGGCAAGATGCAGCGTAGCAAAGGCTCTGCCTTTGAAAGATGGTGTGTCAATGAGATCAAAGACCACCTAGGTTACGAGAACGTGCGGCGCAACCTCTCTCAATACCAGGACAAGGGCGGCGCCGATATCCTGATCCCTTACTGGTCAATCGAATGTAAACGCTACGCGACAGGGCCACATGGCGGCGCAGACGCTTGGTGGCATCAAGCTGTAAACGCTGCCGGTGAATTGCACCCTCTTTTGATTTACAAATATGACCGGCACGATCCGGTGTGTAAGCTGTATCTACGCCATGTAAACCCTGAGTTTACCGGCACCGATGCAACGGTTCTCGTTTCTCTGCCGACATGGTTCTACATAGCACGCGAGGCTATCCCTTTTTGATATTCCAATATTCCCCCCCTAGTACATGAATAATGGAATATTTTAGCAGGGTTGCCAGTCAACACGATTCATGATATTTAAGGATTCTTCCTAGCATAGCCGCGCAGCATACGGCGCATTGCCAAGAAAGCAGAGCAATGCAAACATGCTTTCCTTTTTCTATATATAAAAAAAGGCATGGCTGAGTGCATTGCATAGCATGCTTTGCCGCGCAGCATTGCTAAGGGGCGGCTATGCGCCGCCCCCTTTCTCTGCATCACCTAGATTTTGATTGAGAAACATCACGCAAGCGTCGTGGATGAAGCACAGCCTGTCCAACTCTTGTTCATCAATAGACCCTAGCTCTTTCTCTGCTAGTAGGTGGCCCAGTTTTAGCTCCAGGCCGTCCATGAGATAATAGAACATGTCAGGTCTATGCTGATCCATTGCCTTGCTCTTTCTCTGCTAGCAGCTTGTGATATAGCCGCTGAGAGTGCAGCAATAGCGCGACAGGTTCTGGCACCTTGCGCTTGCCTGTTTCGTAGTACCATATGGCTTGTAAGCTCACGCCTATGCGGGTTGCCATCTCTTTTTGTGTGATGCCAAGGCGCAGCCTTTCGGCTTTGAATTGTTCTGCCGTCATGTTACATTCCCTTTGCTAGTGAATGGCGGGGGTTTGCTGATCCTTTCCCCCGCCATTTTTGCGTTTAATTCCACAGTGTCGGATCTGGAAAAACCAGAACCATCAGGACGCAGACAAGCGCCATTGCAAGGAAGAATAGAACGGTGGCGAATATCTCGCGCAGCCAAAACAAAACTTCTTTGTTCATCACAGCCCCCCTTAAAAATCGTTGTTTTGGCAGCCTGTAACGGCCTTGCCGTCGCAAGCCTTGGCAAAGGCTAGAAAGTCCTCATCACAGGCGCAGGTGCCGTCCGCTATCCATTCACCGTGCCAATCAAGGGTGACTTCCTCGCCCTCTGCGTCCTCAACCCAAAACATGCAGTCATCGGTGAGGACTATATGATGCTCTGCGTAATCGTTGAGCCTAAACAACTTGGCATCGGTATAACCGCCGCGAACATCAGCGCCGTTGTGAACCTGGATCAGGACATAATGCTCGCCTTCTAGCTCTAAGTTGTGGCCCTGTATCACCTGCGAAAAATTGTTATCCCAGTTGTAAGTGTTCCAGCCGTCACTGCCATGCGGTTGCACAAAGCCGCGCATGTCTAGCCATTCGCTTTGTTCTGAGCTGGTGCCGTAGTAATCGCCGCGCCAATCATCGCAGGGCATGGCGTTAAACTCGCGGCAGTAATCGTCCTGCCATATGACGCCGCTTGTCAGTTTATGGAAAAGCGAAACCGTGACCTCTGGGCTTGCCTCTATGATATTGCCGGCATCATCGCGCTTGCAGTACCACTCTAGAACCGCCTCTGGTTCTGCGTTAAAGTCCGCAAGGGACTTGCTCTGGTTTCTCTGCCAATGTCTGCCATTATCACCGCCGCTGTCGAGCATATGGGTGCCGGTGCTAGTGGTGAGCATGGTGTGGATAAGATTTGCTGTGTTCATTGGTTTGATCCTTTTTCTTGATTGCTGATGGCAGTTCGGGCCTCATCAGTGCCGGCGATACCGGCAGACATAGCGCGACGGTGCCGCGCCATGTTTCGGCCTAATCAGCCTTCCAGCATGTCTGCTATGATGTTTCGATGATTGGCAACACTACCGCAATTAATATCCGCCGCCTGTTTTGCCATGTTGCGAATGGCAGTCACCGCGCCGTGTTTTTCAATGTCTTGATTGAGTACGACTACGAACCGGAACGGCACCTCGCGAACCTTAAAGACGGTGCATTGTTTCTTGATTGAGATATGAACCTTATTCATGGCTTTGATCCTTTGTTTATGATTACCAGGTGATGACTTAATCCCAGAGGGAAGGGTCATCGTGATATTGCTCATGCGCAATAATGAATAGATCCTCTGCCGCTGTGTGAAGTGACAGAACAAGCGGGAAGGCCGTGGCGGCTTCAATGTCTGAGATGATTACGCCAATGTCCTCTTGGATACATTCATAAGCCGACACGCCAATCTCTTGATCCTCACCAAACATCGGGTTGTGCATGTCATGGTAGTTGTCTGCCATGCCGTGCAACGCTTCGATGATGCCTTGCGCTTCGGCTTTGTTTTGAATGGCTGGAATGTTCATTGCCTTGATCCTTTGTTCGGGTTGCTAGTGATTCCTTGTTAACCGATGGTTATATAGACTGTCAACAAGAAAAATGATATTCAAAGAAATGTTCTTAGCACAGCACAGCACAGCAAAGCACCGACACATATATATAGGACAGCATAGCGGATCAGGGATTTATCCGTTGCTATCGCTTGGCTTTGTGGGGTTGCGACTATCTGAAAACACGCACAGCACAGACAAAGACGCGCGGCAATGCCGGCGCAACGATGCCAGCGACGCAATGCGGCAGGGAAACGACGGCACGGCAGGGTGGCGGGGGTGTTGCAAAGGTCGGCCACCCCGCGACGAGGGGCCGAGCTGTATATGTGTTAATTGGCCCATACCCACACACAGCCAGGAGGAAACATGGCTAGGCTAACGCAGAGCAAGGCAGAGAGCGTTGCTGAGTTGGTGATGCAAGGTCATAGCCTTGTGAGTGCTTGCAAAGAGGCGCGGATCAGCAGGTCAGTGCTGTATAAGAAGATGGGGGAGGATGCTGAGTTAAGTAATCTCATTCGCACTGCGCAGCAGCAGAGTGCGGAGAAGGCATTGGAGGATGTCGAGGTTATGTATCAGCAGCAGCTTACCGGCCAGAAGAAGTATGATCCTAATGTTCTGAGGGACTATGCCCTTCATGTTCGGTGGAAGGTGGGCAAGGTCATGCCGGATCAGTATGGTGATGTTAAGAACCGTGCTGGTGTAGAGGTAAGTGACGGCACGGTGCGTATCGTTTGGGAGAGCGATAGTGCAGGTTAAGATCCCTTACAAGCCTAGAGAATTACAGGCAGAGATGCACAGCAACGTGCGTCGTTGGAACGTGCTTGTGATGCACCGCAGGTTTGGCAAGACGGTCTGGGCTGTTAATCATCTTATTAAGCACGCCCTTACTTGTGAACTTCCACGCCCCAGAGTGGCGTTTGTTGCGCCTACTTTTACGCAAGCCAAGCGTATCGCGTGGGATTATGTGAAGTATTATGCGTCTGTGATCCCTGGTGTGAACTTTAATGAAACTGAACTGCGTGTAGACTTTCCTAATGGCGGCAGGTTGATGCTGCTTTCTGCTGAAAACCCTGACAGCTTGCGTGGTATCTATCTGGATCTGTGTGTGTTCGATGAGTTTGGGATGCAGAACCCAAGGGTATGGGGGGAGGTTGTAAGGCCGGCACTGTCCGACAGAGAGGGTGCGGCTGTATTTCTAGGCACCCCAGCCGGACATAATCATTTTTTTGATCTATTGGAGCAAGCCAAGGCTGAAACGGCCAATGGCTCTGACCAATGGTACCACAAGACCGTCAAAGCCTCTGAAAGCGGTCTGGTGAAGGCAGAGGAACTTGAGGCGGCAAAGGCACAGATGACGCCAGAGCAATACGAGCAAGAGTATGAATGTTCGTTCACTGCTGCTATCATTGGTGCCTACTATGGAAAACTGCTGGCTGATGCCGATGATGCTGGAAGAATTACAAGGGTTCCGTATGATCCTGCTTATCCTGTGCATACAGCCTGGGATCTGGGTATAAATGACTCGACAGCTATATGGTTTGCTCAAGTCTTCCGTGGCGGCTCTATCAACATCATTGACTACTACGAGAATGGTGGTGTTGGGCTGGATCACTACGCTGAAGTCTTGCGTCAGAAAGATTATCACTACGGTGATCACCTCGCTCCGCACGATATCGAAGTAAGAGAGCTAGGTAGCGGCAAGTCACGGCTTGAGACCGCGTTTAGTCTCGGCATCCGCTTCCGTGTTATCCCTAAAATGAAAGTAGCTGACGGCATCAATGCTGCACGCATGATGATGCCAAAATGCTTTTTTGACAGAGATAAGTGTAATGATGGCGTAGAGATGCTACGGCAGTACAGGCAGGAATGGGATGAACGCAAAAAAGTTTTCAGAGATCACCCGCGCCATGACTTCACGAGCCATGCTGCGGATGCGTTTAGGTATTTGGCTGTTGGGCTGGAGAATAAACAAAATCTCACAAAGCCTCCGCAACAGATGGCAATGAACGACTACAATCCGTTTACGCTATGATAGTTGACCTGCACCACTACAAGACAGCTACGGCGATGATGACAGTCAGTCATTATCACCAAGACTATAGTGATCAGGACATCAAAGAGTTTGTTGAGCCGCCGTTGGCTTTAGGTAACTACCTCATCATCGAAGATGAAACAGGCTTCCCATATGTGTTCGCAACATGGGCTTTTCCTGAGATGCACCACATCGACACCTATGTGCGCACCGGCAAGTTCCCGCCATCTGGCTTTCGTGGCTGCGGCGACAGCCCTTGGATTATTGATTTTATTGCTTTCGGTGGTTTTCAGAGTACCAGAGCCGGTTTCAGATATTTGAAAGACACATTTATAGAAATGGGTTATATTGACTGCTATTGGTTGCGTACTGAAACAGGCAAAATCGGCTTTCACAAGCTCAAGGAGAATTGATATGGGTTCCGGCGGCGGTAACGGTGGCGGCGGTTCAGATGAACGCCCAACAAGGTCTGGTGATTTTATTAGGGGCAAAGCAGCGGGGCAGCGCACAGACACCCGCAGACCGTTGCCAGGTGTGCGTAAGCGTGAAGAAGAGCGTCTAAGTCGCGCTGGTTTTGTGAGCGGCGATGCGTCTTATGTGCGTGAAACCCCCAAAGAAGGTGAGAGGCGCGGCACAATTATCAGAGACAGCAAGGGCCGTGGTGTTTTGACGGCCAAGGGCATAGAGCGACAACAGGCGTCAAGACAAGAAGAGCTTGAAACTGTTATCGCTGCGCGTGCGGTGCCAACCGTTGAGCCTGATGGCACGATCACTACACGCCAAGATCCTCGTGCTGAAAAACGTAAGATGGCTCTTGAAATCATTGATGATAAACTGAAAACGGCTATTAACCCGATCTCAATCATGAACCTCAAAAATCAAAAAAGGCGGCTTGAAGAGGGTACAGCAGATCCTCTCTTCCAGTTGACTGAAGGTGGGTCATTCACGACTCAGGGCGTGGTTGATGCAGATGATGAAGATTTTGGTGGTAACATCCCACCTGCAATCCCTCCAGTAGATCCAAGTGAGGAAAGAGCCGAACAGCCACAAGCTCCTGTGATCGACGACCAGGAAGACGATGAAGAAGAGCAAACTATTCTAGGAAGAGGCCGTGGCACAGCGAAAAAGCGCAGAACACGCGGCACTCGTGTTGGTGGTGCCGGTTCATTTGAGACAGGCTATGGAGTTCTGTTGCGCGGCTCAAGAGCAACACAACCTGGTTCTGGCGGTTTTAATCGCACATAGGAGAGTTGAATGTCTTTTTTGACGCCAAAGGTTTCGATGCCGCCCCCGCCGCCACCGCCAGAGCCGCCTGCAAAAACTGATTTCGAGCGTGCGGATGCACTGGCTGCTGAAGCTCTGCGTCAAGCTACAGGCAAGCGTAAGGGGCGTGGTTCTACTATCGTAGCTGGTGCCTTGGAAGAAGAGTCAGTAACAGGACAAACCCCGACACTACTAGGCTAGGTGGCTGATATGGATCCCATCAAAGAACTTGTTGCTCGTTTTGATTATCTCGAAAGCCGTCGAGATAATTGGGATACACATTATCAGGAACTTGCTGACTACATGCTGCCACGGAAAGCAGACGTTGTTAAAAAGCGTTCTCGTGGCGAAAAGCGCATGGAGCTTATCTATGACGGCACCGCGCTTCAGGCTGTAGATCTTTTGTCTGCCTCATTGCATGGGATGCTGACCAGTGGCGCTACGCCGTGGTTCCACCTTGCGATGAAAGATCCTGACATTGGCCGTGATGACATGGTGCAGCGTTGGCTAGAAGACAGCAGCAAGCGCATGATCAGGGCGTTCAATCAGTCAAACTTTGAGACTGAGGTACACGAACTGTATGTGGATCTCGTTGTCTTTGGCACCGGCTGTATGTTTGTAGAGATGGATGGGGAGAACCTGCGGTTCAGCACGCGCCACATTTCTGAGTTTTACGTTGCGGAAGACCAGTTTGGCTTGGTCGATACCGTGTTTCGTAAGTACAAGATCCCTGCACGGCAAGCTGTGCAACGCTTTGGGCTGGAGAACGTAGGCAAGTTTATCCAGCGCACATTTGAGAAGAAGCCAGATGAAGAGGTAACGCTGCTGCACGCTGTTCTGCCGCGAGATGATCGTGATCCCACGAAGCGCGACAACAAGAACATGCCGTTTGCGTCAGTCTATATTTGTATGGAAACCAAGATGCCGGTAGCGATCAGCGGCTTCCAAGAGTTTCCATACATTGTCCCGCGCTTCCTCAAGGCAACTGGAGAGGTAATGGGACGGTCACCTGCGATGGTGGCGTTGCCTGATGTTAAGATGATCAACTTGATGTCAAAAACCATCATCCAAGCTGCCCAGAAACAAATAGATCCTCCACTACTTGTTCCTGATGACGGATTCCTTCTCCCCATCCGCACGCAGCCAGGTGGCCTCAATTTCTTCAGAAGTGGCACAAGGGATACCATTACACCACTCAACACCGGCGCAAACATTCCTATCGGCTTGCAGATGGAAGAACAGCGCCGTGGTGCAATCCGCTCTGCGTTTTATGTAGATCAGCTTTTGTCAGCCGCCACGCCTAACATGACAGCCACAGAGGTAGTGCAGCGCCAAGAAGAGCGTATGCGCGTCATAGGGCCGGTTCTGGGGCGTCTGATGAATGAGATGTTGCGTCCCATGATTGACCGTGTTTTTGCGCTTATGCTGCGCAATGACATGCTTGCGGTGCCGCCAGAGATGCTGCAAGGCAGGGACGTAGATATCGAATATGTATCGCCACTGGCACGCGCACAGAAGTCCAGCAGTCTGAATGGCACGATGAAGGCTCTGGAGATACTTCTGCCCCTTGCACAGTCGCTGCCAGTTGGCGACCACCTCAACCCAGATGGGCTGGTCAATCACGTTGTAGACTCTCTGGGTGTGCCGAAAGACGTACTGTTGCCACAAGCGCAAGTCGATCAGCAGCGCCAGCAGCGTGCTGCCGCACAACAAGCAGAACTGGAGCGTCAGCAGGACACAGAGGACGTTTATACGGCTGCACAGGCCGCACAAGCAGTGAGGATGGTAAGTGATGGCGGTGGAAATTAAGAAGCTGCGAGAGATGTATAAGGGCGTTTTTAGTGAACACGCCGGCGAACAAATACTACGAGATCTTGAGGCACGCTGTAACTGGCGTGCTTCAAGCTATGTGGCGGGAGATGCAAATGCCACAGCGTTTGAAGAAGGCAAACGTGCAGTAATCCTTCATATCCACAACATGATGAGTGAGGACTAAATGTCAGAACAAGTAGCTGAACAGGTAGCCCAGCCTGATGCTGCGCCGATGGAAACACCGGCAGAGGTAGCGCAAGGCGGGTCTGGTAACGACTTCTTGACCATGATACCGGAGGACATCCGCGAACACCCTAGTTTTGGGCCTATCAAGGATGTTGAAAACCTAGCGCGTTCATACGTCAATGCACAAAGATTGATTGGCTCGGAGAAGATCCCGCTGCCCATCAACCCAACAGACGAAGATCTCGACAATATTTATGGCCGGCTTGGTCGCCCAGAGGCACCAGAAGGCTACGAGATCAAGGCAGACGGTAACATCATCACAGAAGATGTGGCACAAGAATACTCAGATATAGCCCACAAACTGCGCCTTACGCCACAACAAGCACAGGGCGTGTTGGAATACTACCGTTCTACCGTATCCAACTCTGCTGAACAGTTGCAGCAAATGGCTTCAGATCAGGCGGCAAGCACTGAAGCTGAACTGCGTCGTGAATGGGGCAACAGTTACGATGCTAAAATCAACGCAGCGTCTAGTGCAGCGCGTGAGTTTGCCGGTAATGACATCCTTGATATGCAGTTGTCAGACGGCACCTTGGTTGGCAACCATCCTGCTTTCATCAAGGCTTTCGCGGCTATGGCAGAGTTCAAGTCTACCGTGACCAGTGAAGATAGCATTGACGGCGCATCTGCAAATTATGCAATGACACCCAAGCAAGCACAGGCAGAGATCGACGCAATTATGAATGATAAGAGCCATGCGTATTGGGACACCAAGAATGTAACTGCGCGGCAAAATGCCATCAATCATATGCAAGAACTGATGAGCATGATCCATGACAGATGAGGAGCGGATTGAGCTACGTTTAGAGTGTCTTAGGATAGCGATTGAGTTTGGCACTCAACGTGATATTATGAATCCAGCCCACATGGCACAAATGTACTATGATTGGGTGACGCAGGGTAGCGATGAAAGTCGTCCTGCTGACAGCCGGAAAGACGGAGGCCCGACGCCGGCCAAAAAGGCCAGGAGTGTCCGCAAGGGTAGCACACCGCAAATCGCCAAAATGTAACTGTAGTAAGGAGGTAGGCTGATGTCTACTCAAGTAACTACGGCATTTGTGCAACAGTATTCTGCAAACGTGCAGATGCTTTCACAGCAGATGGGTTCTCGTCTGCGTGATGCGGTTCGCGTTGAGAATGTTGTTGGTAAAAATGCCTTCATCGACCAGATCGGTTCGGCTACTGCTGCCCTGCGCACCAGCCGCCATGCCGATACCCCCCAGATGGACACACCCCACGACCGGCGTCGTCTGAGCCTTGCGGACTATGAGTACGCAGATCTCGTAGACGATCAGGATAAGGTGCGTATGCTCATCGATCCGACCTCTTCCTATGCACGCGCTGCTGCCGCAGCAATGGGTCGTGCAATGGATGATGTCATCATCACTGCCGCAACTGGTGCCGCCAGCACTGGCGAAACTGGTTCTGGTAGCGCATCGCTTGACGCAACAGCAAACTCGGTAGGTTCTGCATCGTCCAACGACGGTCTGACTCTTGCCAAGCTGCGTGAAGCAAAGCGCAAGATGGATCTCAACGATGTTGATCCGTCGATCCCGCGCTACATTGCGGTAGGCCCGAAGCAGATTGAAGATCTTCTTGGCGACACCACTGTCACCAGCAGCGACTTCAACACTGTGAAGGCTCTCGTCCAAGGTGAACTGGATACCTTTATGGGCTTCCAATTCATCATGTCTAACCGTCTGTCTGTGGACTCTAACGATATTCGTAAGTGTTTCGCTTGGGCAGAGGACGGTCTGACCCTTGGTATTGGCAAAGACATCAATGCACGGATTGATGAACGCGCCGACAAGGGGTACGCAACTCAGGTCTACTACTGCATGAGCATCGGAGCGGTGCGCATGGAGGAAGACAAGGTTGTGCAGATCTTCTGTGACGAAACCCCTGACTAAGAGGAGAGGTAAGCTATGACTACGAAGAACTCGACTCTGGTTGCTAACTTTGAAGCATCCCCGCAGGTATTCAGTGACGCGCATGAGCTTCACGGTGTACTGCGCGTTGCACAGGGTACAATCGCCTTGGCGGCTGGTGACAGCACTGACGATGATATCGTGATGCTGGCACCTCTGCCTTCCAATGCGTCTATCACTGCACTTTCAGTGGCAGCAGACTCTTTGGGCGGTAGCTGTACCTTCAACGTGGGCCTGTATCAGACTGACGGAACTGTCGTAGATGAAGATTTCTACGCCACTTCTGTTGCTGATGGTACGACTGCGGTTGCAGATTTGCGCACTGAAGCTGCTGATATTAACACTATCGGCGCACAGCTTTGGGAAAACGCAGGCGCATCGTCTGACCCAGGCGGCTACTACTATGTAGCGGTGACCTTCAATGCAACTGGTGGAACTGGCGGCGACATGTCGTTCATCATTCACTACGTTGTGAACTAACATTGAGGGGGCGGTTTGCCGCCCCTTCTTTCCATTGAGAGGTGTGCGATGCCGTCTGTCGTTGATATCTGTAACGAAGCTATGGATCTGCTGGGTGCAGCAACCATTACATCACTCACCGAAAACTCGAAAGAGGCGCGTCTGTGTAACAGGCGCTTTGAAACTGTCAGGGATCACGTTCTGCGTGCGCATCCTTGGAACTGTGCTATTACTCGCAAAGAGTTAGCGAAAGACAGCGTGGCTCCTGCCTTTGGTTTTAATCATCAGTTTACGTTGCCAACAGACCCGTATTGCTTGCGAGTTTTGTCTTTCTGGAACACTGGCGTCGATAATGAACTGGCTGCATACGACAGCAACGTCATGTTCAAAATTGAAGGTCGCAAGATCCTGAGTAACGAAAGCACCTGCAAGATTACCTACATTGCACGCATCACAGACACAGAACAGTTTGATACGCTGCTTTCAAGCGCCATAGCGCACCGTTTGGCTGGAGAGACTGCATATGCCATTACAGGCAGCAACGGCGTCTCACAGGCCATTTTAGCCCTTTATGAAGACCGTTTAAAGGAAGCGCGTGGCATGGACGCAATGGAAGGCTTCCCAGACCAGATACAGGCAGATGATTTCTTAAACGTCAGGTTCTAATATGGCGCGTGTTTCAACTATCATAACTAACTTTCGCGCCGGAGAGTTTTCGCCTCGTCTTGAAGGTCGTATAGATCTACAAAAGTACAACGAAGCGGCAAAGCAACTTACCAACATGGTTAGCTTTCCGGCAGGTGGCATCACACGCCGCCCTGGCTCGTACTTTGCAGGTGCCTCTAAAGATGGTGGCAAGATCAGATTGGTGAACTTTGAGTTCAGCGACGAGCAAGCGTATGTGCTTGAGTTTGGCGCTAACTACATTCGATTCTTCAAAGACGGCGGCATCTTAACAGAGGCCACTACAAACATCACGGCAGCTACTCAGGCAAACCCTGTGGTTGTAACTGCGGCCTCTCACGGTTTGAGTAACGGTGACAGGGTGTTTATTGGAAGCGTCACCGGCATGACGCAGCTAAACAACCGCGAGTTTACGGTAGCCAACAAGACCACCAACACCTTTGAGTTGTCTGGCATCGACGGCACAGGCTTTGACGCATATAGCAGCGGCGGCACCGTTGGTAAGATTGTAGAGGTAACCACCACCTATTCGGTCACAGAGATCTTTGAGCTAAACCATGTGCAGTCTGCGGATGTGTTGTTCATCGCTCACAAAAACCATGAACCAGCCAAGCTAACACGCACTACAGCTACCAGCTTTACGCTAACTGATATCGACTTTATTGATGGCCCATATTTAGACGAAAACACCACGACAACCACATTATATGCCTCTGCGGCAACTGGCACTGGTATTACAATCACAGCATCCGCAGCTTTGTTTGAAAGCGCCGATGTCGGGCGGTTGATTAGGTTCCGTGAGATACTTGAGATTGAGCATGATGCGTGGGCGGCAAGCACAAGCTATGCAAACAATGTAACGGTGCGTAATGCTGGGCATGTTTACAAGCAGGTTACTGGCAGCACACAAACATCAAACAACACGCCGCCTGTGCATCTGACAGGCACAGAAACCTACGGCAATATTGATTGGGAGTATCTGCATGACGCACATGGTCATGTGAAGATAACAGGCTTCACAAGCTCTACCGTCGTTACGGCAGATGTGCATGAAGACCAGTTTGGTAATTCTCGCCTGCCTGATAGTGCTGTTGGTTCAAGTAACGCCAACATTCGCTGGTCTTTGGGTGCTTTTGGGGGAGATCAAAAGTTTCCCAAGGCTGTGGCGTTCTACGAAGAGCGTTTGTACTTTGCTGGCACCACAGGTCAGCCACAGACTATCTTTGGCTCCAAGAGTGCTGACTTTGAGAACCATACACCTGGCACAGACGATGATGATGCCATCAACATCACCATTGCGTCAGATCGCGTCAACGTCATCAATCACCTGCTTCCTGCGCGGTTCCTTCAAATCCTGACTACAAGCTCTGAGTTTACGTTGTCAGGCGGCGCTGGCAGTGAGCCTGTCACCCCGACCAACGTCAACGTCCTGCGTGAAACTACTTTTGGTTCTTCAGAGATCCGTCCGCTGCGTGCTGGCAACAGTACCATCCTTATCCAGAAGGGCGGGGAGCGGGTCAAAGAGATCACGTTTGACTTGGACACAGATGGCTTGCTGGGCGTTGATCTGACTATTCTGGCAGAGCATGTGGCTAGTGGTGGTCTTACAGACATGGTTTGGCAGCAAGAACCGGAACTTATCCTCTGGTTTGTCCACAGTGATGGCACCCTCGTAGGGCTGACCTATGATCGCGCCAATGGCGCTGTAGGTTGGCACCAGCACCCACTAGGCGATAGTGGCGTGGTAGAGAGCATCACATCTATCCCCAGCGGTGCAGAAGATCAGGTGTATGTATCTGTGAAAAGAACGATCAATAGTTCTACTGTGCGCCACATCTGTTATCTGAAGCCAATCGACTTTGGCTCTGACATCGAAGATGCGTTTTTTCTTGATAGCGGTTTGACCTACAGCGGCTCAGATACAACGTCCATTAGCGGCCTCAACCATCTTGAGGGAGAGACGGTACAGGTTCTGGCTGACGGCTCCGCGCACGCTGACAAAACAGTTAGTGGCGGCAAAATCACGCTGGATCGTAGCGCCGGTAAGGTGCATATCGGGTACAGCTATAACTCGCTGGTTGAAACGCTACGTCTGGAAGGTGGTGCAGATGACGGCATCTCGCAGGGCAAGATCAAACGTATTCACGGTGTTACGGCACGCTTCCTTAACAGCGTAGGTGCAGAGGTCGGCCCCGATACTAACAATCTTGACCGCATACCGTTTCGTGATAGCAGCATGGCAATGGATGTGGCGGTGCCTATGTTTACCGGCGACAAAGAGATCTCGTTTCCATCTGGTTACGACAATGATGCGCGGGTGGTGATTCAACAGTCCCAACCTCTACCCATGACTATTCTTGCAATTATGAGAAGGTCTAACACGTTTGATGCTTAGATTTTTGCCGTTTGCACAAGAGCATGTTCAGCACATCAAGTTAATGTTTGATCTTTCTGAGGATGGTCGCAAAGCATTAGTTGAGCATAAGGATATTAGGGGCTACACACTTTTTGAGGAAGATGTTGTGCTTGGCATCGGTGGCGTACACAACATATGGCAGGGCGTGGGTGAGGCGTGGTTGCTTCTAGGTAAGGAAGCGTTTGCGCGGCCTAGAACTGTAGCGCGGCACACGGTCAACATGTTCGATCACATGCAGGAAGAGTATAGGTACCAGCGTATCCAGGCCAGCATCGCAGTAAGAGATGCAAAGGCTAAGAGGTTCGCAGAATGGCTTGGTTTTCAAAATGAGGGTATAATGAGGAAATATGGGCCTGATGGCTCAGATTACTATCGTTATGCAAGGGTGATGTAATGGATCCAATGACGATTGCAGCAGGGGCTTCAGCAGCCAGCGCATTTCTTGGGTTCAAGGGCAACCAAGCATCAGCGCGTGCTGCACGGCAAACCGCAGCGTACAACGCAAAGGTGCGCGAAAACGAAGCTATACTTTTGCAGCGTGCGAAGACTGAACAAGAAGCTAACCTGCGTCGTTCAAATGATCGCCTCACCGCTTCTCAAACCGTGGCTACCGCTGCCTCTGGGATTGAAATGTCGGGCAGTCCATACCTTGCTTTGGCCGACAGCTACTTTGCTATGGAACGTGATGCGCTGAAAATTCAGTACGCCGCTGACATTGAGCAAGCCAACGCTTTGGCCGAAGCAGCCATGATCCGCGCTGTTGGCAACGCACGCGCATCCAGCTTCAGAACCGCGTCTTATGTAAGCCTGTTGAATGGCGCAAGTTCTTTCGCCGGTATCCAGCAACAGCAAGATTTCTTTGCGTTGCAGCAACAATACAGACAGCAGACCTTGACGCAGACAGCTTAGAAACGAGTTAGCGATGCCCAGAATCCCATTGTACGCAGAAGGCCGAGGCACCACCGTTGATCTGGCGACAGGTCGTCTGGGGCCGCAAGCGCCAACTGCTGCCTTTGAAGCGCCTGGGCAAGCATTGGTGCGTGCTGGCGAAGCTGTTGGCAGGGCTGGCACAGAATATGCCAAGAACGCGATGCAGTTTGAAAATGCGCGGCAGAAGATGGAGTTTGATTTCCAAGTCCAGCGCAAGAAGGAAACAACCAACCGTCTGGCTGACGAATACGCCACGCGGATTATGAATGAGTCCACTACCTACTCGCTCAATACTACTGAAAGCGACATGGAACTGGCGGCGCAGGGGCTAATCGGCAGTGTACAGAACCCCATCATCAACGAGATCAAAACCCGCACTGACATTGATGAGGCGCAAAGAAACAAGCTGATCGGTGCCGTTCAGAAAAACATGGCCCCGCAGGTTGCCAACATCAAAAAGTCTGCGTTTGGCAGGGAGCAGGTAAACGGCGGTCTTGCCAAAGATGGCATGATTGATGGGTATCTTAGCCTCGCTGGTCAGGCGTCTTCCATTGAAGAACTGAATGGGCATATCGCAGCCGGAGAAGCAAAGTATGATGAAGCCAGAAGGCTTGGTCAGCCTATATCTGGCAACAAAGGTTCATTCCGTCAGGAGATGCGGCGCAGGTTTTACAGCAGCGGCATTGCCAACGCTGACAGCTTTGCCGCACTAGATGCGCAAGAAAAGGCTTTGGCCGCAGATGTAGGCTTGAACGCTGGCACCCGCGCTACGCTAGAAAACAGCATCTTGGGGCGGCGCAGAGAAATCACACAAAATGTTGAAGACGCTGTGCTTGATGAGTTGCGTGTTCTGAACCCGACAGCAGAAGAGATCACAGACATTGCTAGGCAACTGCGCACCCGCGATGTGCAGTCTATCATTGTTGAGCGTGATAACGAGACAATTACGATACCGTTTGCCGGTGCCGACGCTAACTTTGTGTCCGCTCTCGCCGATAAGTTTGATGCGTTTGTCGAGAATGAGGAGCGTGAGCTTCTTGATACTGTCCTCACCACAGCCAAGAGCATGGTGCAGGACAAGTCCCTCGCAGAACTGCAAAACATGAAGCAGGACATGACCAAGCAAGAGAACGGTCAATTTACCCTGTTTTCCAGTATTGATACGTTTGCCGGCAGAGAGGCGCTGGAGTCAGTCATCGACACAGAGATCCGTGAGCGTAAGCCGCGTGTGTTGAACGAGGCGCAAGTCTTGGAGTCTGATCTGTTTGCCAAAGTACAACGTCAAGATGGCGTGATGTTGCCGGAAGACTTAACAACACAAAGCCAAATTGACGCCTTGTACACGAGTGCAGATGCTCTTACTGAACGTGCTGCATATCGCCTGACTTTGGGGGCAACTGTAGAAGCGTCTACTATCTTCAAAGAGATTGAGTTTGCATCGCCAGAAGATCAGGCAAAGGCGTTGGCTGCTGCCGCTGCTGACGCGACAGACGCTAAAGGTTTGAAGGCTTACACAATACTAACCAAGCGTTTGGCAGAGTCCAAAAAACAACGTGACGAAGATTTTGTTGGTTACTACATGCGCCGCAACAAAATCACTGATGCGTCACAGATAAATGCCGCAGAGATGATTGCACTGCAACGTAAGATGGGTGTGCCAGAGGCTGACATCCGCATCACTGATAACAACACCATCACTGCGTTCCGTAATAGCTATGACCAAGCTGAGACATACGATCAGAAGGCAACAATACTTAACGGTTTTTTTGAAGGATTTGGAGAAAATAGAAACCGTGTCTTGCGCCACATGGTCAGCACCAATCAAATCACATTGGCTGAAAACGTGATGGCAAGTTTGGGAGAGGCAAATGTCTACTCCAAAGCAATTTTTCTTGGCAACCAAGAAGAATTTGTTGCCCAAGCGAAAAAAAGTCTTGCGGATGGCGGGTTAGGAACCACAGTCCGTGAAGAGTTACGCCTAGAGGTTAGCGAACTTATGTCAGACTACAGAAGCAGTGTGCTTGGCGCTGTCGTTGTAGATGATGTAATTGGCGGGGGAGTCCAAAAGGGACGCGACAAACATCCTGCTGAAATGGAAGAGTTGGTTTTCAACACAGCATCTTATCTATTGCTGAAAAAAGATAAAACCCTAACGCCAGAAAGAGCAGTAGAAGTCGCGTATGAAGCGGTTATAGGCAACCAGTATCGCTTTGACGCTGTGAATGACAGTCAAGTGCGGTTCGATGCGTCTTATGATGTTATTTATCCTGACATGACTGAGATGCTTCAGTTTTCTATTAGCAAAAGCCCAGAATATCTCAGGTCTGTTGTAGCTGCTCCACCGAAATTAGAGGGTGAGACTGATTTTGCGTATGAAGATCGTGTGAATGAATACTTTAACGATCTCTCACAACGAGGCACTTGGCGCACCACCGTGGATAATCGAGGCGTCTTCATGGTAGATCAGCTTGGCAACCTCGTGCAGTTGAAAGATCAAGAGGATGTTGAGGGTGCGTTTGGTGGGTTTGTATTCACTACAATGGACACCTTGGCAGATGTTGCTACGAGGTTCCAATCGTTCAAAGCTATGAATATGGATGCCAGAAGAAGAGAGTTGGTCAGGATGGGTTATGCAGTAGACCCAGCGACATTGACCAAGATTACCACTTTGGAAAAATGGAAAGAGTTGACGTTTGCTGAAGGGCCGCTGTTCTAATGGTTGATATCTACTATCAAGAGCAACAAGACGACCCTAACCTGCGCAATCAGTATCACGACTTTGCGAAGGCCGGCACGCTGGATGTTCTAGGTGCTACGCTTGACGAAACACTGTACTACAACCCTCTCAATGCCTTGGATCGTCTGGCTGAACAGAAGCTAGGATCTGGGCGTGAGGGACGTACTATCAGCCAAGAGGAGTGGCGGCGCAGCGATTTCTACAGACCAGGCATTGAGGTCGGAGATGAGGGCATTACCACAGGTTTGGCTACGTTGCTGGCTGACCGATATGATGAACGCGCAGACTTCCAATCCACACTTAGCCGCTCCAAGGGCGGCATTGGTTTAGGTGCTGCACAGTTTGGTGTAGGTATCATTGGCAGTTTTGCTGACCCACTCAACATTGCATCTGTGTTCATCCCATCTGTCGGTGCTGCACGGTTTGCCAGCCTTTCTGCACGCTATGGCGCTGGTCGCTCCAAGATTGCTACTGGCGTTGTAGACGGCGCTATCGGTGCCGCAGTCATTGAACCTGTTGTCATTGGCGCGGCTGTTGCAGAACAAGACCGTGACTACAGCCTGATGGACAGCTTCATGAATGTGGCTGTGGGTGCGGGGCTTGGCGGTAGCATCAATGCTTTGACAGGCGGCATATCCTCATTTGGTCGTTACACACGGCAAAGGCGCTTGGCACGCTTGAAGGCTGTAGAAGCAGATCAAGCGCAGCGCATTTCTATCAAGCAGGTTATGAACGACGAAGAGGTCAACCTCTCTCCTATAGAAGAAAGCGTGCAGTCTCGCACTGAGGCGGCTGATGCGGCTATCAGCGAGAAGAAGATTGTGTATCAAACAGACGGCACCCCTGTAGAGGTGGAGGTGCTGGATGTAGATGACAACGGTGATATCACTGTACGCACAGCAGATGGTCAGGAAAAAACCATCGACGCCAGTGATCTGCGCAGCAAGTCGCCGTTTGACGAAGACTACGAGTATGTTGACCCTTTCAGTGGCCGTGAAGAGTTTGAAATCTCCACGCTAGAGGACGCGGCCCTCGACAGCATTTTGGAATCTACAGAAAGATTGATAGCCGACATTGAAGCAGGGGATGTGGATACCGCAAGGCTAGGTTCTCTTGAGGCGCATCAAAGCAACTTGGCTGCTCTCAAGATCGAAAAGCGCCGCAGGGCTGGTGAAACTGTTGAAAAACCTGCGGCGCCAGACATCAGCGGTGCAGACGCAAGTGAGATAGCTAAGTTGCGCAAAGAGGCCGCTGACATACAGAAGAAGGTGTTGGAACGCGCAGAAAAAGAAGGGCTTGCCAAGCCGCGCGTCAAAGCGGCAGAGGCAACAAGACTTGGTGAGATTACCGCACGCATCAACGAACTAGAGTCTGCCACACAAGAGGCCGGCGATATGGTCGATGTGCAGGATGGCCGCGTGACTACACAGCAAGCCCAAAATGAGGCTGATGCAGCCACCATGCAGGGTGATGGTCTGGGGCGTTTAGGTGAGCATCGTGAGGCTGTGCAAGAGATCAAGCAGGAAACAACAGAGCTTGATGATCCTGACCCTGCTGAGATTGAAGCAGAGAACGAAATACTCATGGAAGACTTGGCATCTGATGATGTGCAAGCAATCCTGCCAGCGGACATCAAAAGATCTTTGGCAGAGGTTGATGAACTGCAAACCAAGGCAGATGGTTACGAGGAAGTCAGCAGGGCTGGTGCTAACTGTCTGATAGGAGATCCAGGCAGATGAGTTGTGTAGATGCAGTAATGGAAGCAGCCAAAAGGGCTGGCATCAACCTGCTGGATGAAGAAGCAGAAGAGATCATTGAGGTTCTTAATGAACGCCTGTTCAAGCGTGTAGAGAACGCAGAGGCTGGCGAAGAACTAGATATTTTCAATCTGGCGGCACAGATTGCAAAGCAAGCGCGTATCAATGCTGTCATGCAAAAGCGCAATCGCATCCTCAACGCCAAGGCGTATGCAGATCTTATGCGTTTTATAAACTCTGCGCCTGATGACCCAACTACCGCTCTGTCTGCCATCATGGTCGGTGACTACCGTTACGCACAGGCTGGCTTGGACAGCGTAGACGCACGCCAGCAAGGCATCATGCTGCAATATGCTGGTGAGCTTGCCGCTGCTTTGCGTGAGCAAAAGTTGGACAAGCTGTTTCAGAGCAAAGAACTTGAGCCCCTGATCTATGAGGCCATGTTTGACGCTGACAGTTTCCGTCAGAACAGGCTTGGCGAGGCTGGTGCAGAGGAGGCACTGGCAATCGCAGAGATCGTGCAGAAGGTACAAAAACGCCTACTCAAGCGCAAAAACCGCATGGGTGCCATGATCGGCGAGTTGAAGAACTACGTTGTGCGTCAGGCGCATGACCCCATTTTGATGCGTGCTGGCGCTAAAACAGAGGCAGAGATCGCAGCAGCCAAGAACGATTGGGTGCAGTTTATGATGGAGCCAGGTCGTCTGTCCCGCCGCACGTTTGAGAACAAGCCAGCGACTACAGAGCGTTTGATCGACGGCAAGATGCAAAAGGTGCAGTACACCGAGGAGATGTTCCTTGGTGATATCTACGACAATCTTGTGTCTGGGCAGCATCAGAAGGTTGATGCAGTCAGAGGCGACGATGGCGCTATTGATCCACTGACATCTTTCACAGGGCCAGCAAACCTTGCCAAGAAACTCAGCCAAGGCAGGGTTCTGCACTTTGAGACAGGCAAGGCAGCGTTTGAGTATGCCAAGAAATACAGTCGTCAGAGCTTTGCAGAGGCTGTAATCAACGGCATATCGCATGATGCACAAGCTATCGGGCTTATGGAGCGGTTCGGCACCAACCCAGAGTCCATGTTTAAGCGTGTCGTTGACGACATGAAGAAAGCGGCTAAGGGCGACCCTACAAAACTAGATAAGATCAACCGTCGTGAGAAGGCGCTACAGCGGCAGTTTGCAGAACTTGATGGTACTACCCGCGCAAGAGGCGCAGGACGGCCTGTGATGTTTGGCGCGGACTTTGCCGGTATTGCTGCTGGCTGGCGCATGATCCAGAACATGTCCAAGCTGGGCATGGCAACGATTTCGTCGTTTGGCGATATCGCCACCAAGGCGCACTTCATCAATACGCGCACAGATCGCGGCATCTTTGGCTCTTACGCCATCGCCTTCCGCGACATCTTTGGACGTTACGGCAAGGATGAGCAACGTCAGTTGGCGTATCTGCTGAGTGTCGGCGTTGAAAATATGCTGGGCGACGTACACGCTAGGTTTGGCGCTAATGACAGTGGCCCAGGCATGATTGCTAAGGCGCACCAGACCTACTTTCGATTGAACGGCATGGTGTGGTGGAACAATGCGCAGAAGGTCGGCCTTGCACGCATGATCTCTGCGGATCTTGCCAACTACTCGTCCAAAGCCTTTGAAGAGGTGCCGGAGCGTACCCGCCTCAACCTAGAGCGGTACGGTTTTGACGCAACCGATTGGGCTTTGATGCAACGTATGGAGCAAAAGTCTGTTGATGGCGTAAACTACCTAACCCCCAAAGCAGTCGAAACCATCCCTGATGAATTTATTGAGCAAGCTGCACTGAACCGCGCTAACGCAACGCGCAAGCGTAAGCTCAAAAAAGCCACAGAGGCCATGAAAGAGAAGTACCGTGACGATTTGTCAACGCGGCTTTCTACCTACCTAACCGATGCCGCAGACAGCGCCATCCCGACACCAGGCGCTAAAGAACGTGCGATTATGAACTTGGGTACAGAGCGTGGCACCATTCTGGGTGAGGCGCTGCGTGCAATCATGCAGTTAAAAGGCTTCCCAATCACCTATATCTCCAAGGGTTTGACCGGCGCTTACTATGTGGGCAAACAACGTGGCGGCAGCAGCAGGAGCGGTGTCTTTGGCATCGCACAGATGATGGTCGGCACCACGATGATGGGCTACCTGTCAGTGTCCCTCAAAGAGATCCTAAAGGGCAAGGAGCCTATGGAGGTGTTTAGTGAGGACTACTACCTCAATCCTAAGCTGCTGAGTAAGGCATTTGTGCAGGGTGGTGGCGCTGGCATCTATGGTGATTTCCTGTTTGGCGAATACAACAAGTATGGTCAGAGCCTGACACAAACTGCGCTTGGCCCTACATTTGGTTCTATCGACGACATTGCACGGATATATTCCAATGTTTTGGCCGGTGATATGGACGCTGTGACAAAGAATGCCACACGCTTCATAACTAGCCACACTCCAGGCCTTAACCTGTTTTATACAAAGGCGGCAGTCGATTACCTGTTTATCTACGGCCTGATGGAGAAGACAAACCCTGGTTTCTTGCGTCGGATGGAAAGGCGTATGCGTAAAGAAAATGATCAAGAGTTTTACTATTCACCAAGCAGATATGCGCTTGGTTCCTGACGACTTCCGCGAAACTGTGTTTTCTGTTACATTTAGGCAGATTGGAGCAAAGACATGACGGTTAGCAGCACCACTACCAAGAACAGCTATTCTGGCAATGGTTCTAATGACACCTTTGCTTACGGCTTCAAGATATTTGATGATGACGATATCACGGTTATCATCCGTACAGATGCGACAGGCACTGAAACTGTTAAGACCAAGACTACTCACTACACGGTTACAAATGTCGGCAACGCATCTGGCGGCAACGTAGTTTTCACCAGCGGTAACATACCGGCCAGCGGTGAAACTGTTGTGTTGCGCCGCACATCTGCGCAAACACAAACCACAGACTATGTAGCTAACGATCCGTTTCCTGCCGCCACTCATGAAGACGCGCTGGACAAGCTGACCTTCCTTGCGCAAGAACAGCAAGAAGAACTAGACCGCGCTATCAAGATTTCTAGAACGAATACAATGACTTCAACAGAGTTTACTGTTGGGGCAACTGACCGTGCGAACAAGATCCTTGCCTTTGACAGCAGCGGTGAGATCCAAGTTACACAAGAGATTGGCACCTTCCGTGGCAACTGGGCTGCATCGACTGCTTATGAGGTGCGTGATCTGGTCAAAGATACCAGCACCAACAATATCTTCATCGTCAACGCTGCGCATACAAGCTCTGGCGCACAGCCGCTTACCACTAACGCTAACAGCGCCAAGTACGATCTAATTGTGGATGCTGCGGCAGCGGCTACAAGTGCCACAGCGGCGGCGTCATCAGCCACGGCTGCGGCTTCCAGCGCGTCAGCGGCGTCAACGTCAGCCAGCAACGCCTCTACTAGCGCCTCAACGGCCTCGACTCAGGCTACAAATAGTGCAAATTCAGCGACTGCTAGTGCCTCAAGCGCTACTGCTGCGGCGGCTTCTGCTGCGTCTGCGGCGGCATCTTTTGATGCCTTTGATGACATCTACCTCGGTGCCAAGTCATCGGCCCCGAGTGTGGACAATGACGGGGACGCGCTGACAACTGGTGATTTGTATTTCGACACAGGCGACAACGAGCTTTACATCTGGAACGGCTCGGCTTGGCAAGCTGCATCACCGAACATTGTTGCTGACACCACCCCGCAGCTTGGCGGCAACCTTGATGTCCAGACTAATTCGATTGTCAGCACATCAAGCCGCGACATCAACATATTCCCCGATGGCACCGGCACAGTCGTCATCAATACCGATCTGGATGTTGACAACATCAACATCAATGGGAACACCATTTCGTCCACCGACACGAACGGCAACATCAACCTCGCGCCGAATGGTACGGGGGTTGTTGCGTTGTCCTCAACGGATTTGACCTTCGGCGACAACGACAAGGCCGTGTTTGGTGCTGGCAATGACTTGCAGATTTATCACGATACAAATAACAGTTACATTGATGAGCAGGGGACAGGCAATCTTTTAATTCGCGGCACACAAATACAGTTGAAAGCATCAGACGGCACATCTTACGCAGAATTTAACGATAGTGGCGCAAGTAATTTAAGATATAGCGGCGACCTGAAACTCGCCACCACCTCCTCCGGCATTGACGTAACTGGCACTGTCGCGGCTGAAACATCCTCCACAGGCGAGTTTAACGCCCTCGTTATTCACCAAGCAACCAACACCTCTGGTGATGAGGCTCGTATTCAATTTAAGCGTACTACTGACGCTGGCTCAGACCGTGAGGTTGCTGCAATTGTTGCTGACCGTGCTGGCGGCAATGACACTGCGCTGGTGTTTGAAACCAACACTGATGGCTCTGATGGTGCGACAGAGAGGGTCAGAATAACTCAAGACGGCAAAGTCGGCATCGGTGATGACAATCCATCAAACACCCTGCACGTTAAAGGCGACGGAGTACGGCTCCAAAACTCCTCTGATACAGATGCTTTGCACCTGTTTGAGTACAATGGCAGCAACCATGCTGAGATTGCTCTTTACGATGCAGGTGGAAATAACACCGTTAAGTTAAGCACAAGTGCTGTGTCATTTTTCACTGGTCAGGCGCTTTTGGTTGGCAAGACATCAGCAGACCAAACAGGCACTGGATGTGTTTTTGCGCGAAACAGCAACAGCTTTTTTGGGGCTGACACCTCTGTTCCTCTACTCATAAACCGGAATAGTAATGACGGAACCCTGATGCAATTCAGGCAAGCTGACACCACTGAAGGAACCATTACAGTCAGCGGCACTACAGTATCCTTTAACGGTGGACACTTAGCGCGTTTCTCACGCCTTACAGACGGCAGTAGGCCGTCCACTCTTCTTAAAGGCACTGTTATGTCTAACCTAGATGAGATGATTGTCTGGTCGCATGATGACTTGCTTTGGACAGAGGATGACGAATTACCAGATGGTGTATCTGTCGGAGATGTTCGTAGAGCAGCGCATACAGAAGATAATGAGCAACTAAATCATACAAAGGTTTCCGACACTGAAGGTGATATAGACGTCGCCGGGGTTTTTGTAGCGTGGGACGACGATGATGATGACTTTGAAGATTTTCATCTAGCGATGACAGGCGATATGGTCATCCGCATTGCACAAGGCACGACAGTAGCACGGGGTGACCTGCTGATGTCAGCCGGTGACGGCACTGCCAAGCCGCAGGGCGATGACATTGTTCGCAGCAAGACGATTGCAAAAGTCACTAGCACCACAGTTTCACACACATACGACGACGGTTCGTATCTCGTGCCGTGTGTCTTGATGGCTTGTTAAAATGAGCAAACCTACAGCCGCATCTGTACAGGCCCAGATAGATACACATGAGGCGGTGTGCGCTGAACGCTGGAAAGAAACCATCCTGCGTATCAAGCGCATCGAACATATAATGATCGGCACCGCTGGCACAACAATCCTGTTACTTGTAGGGATCATTGTTAATGGATGATCCATGTGTTCTTGCTGTTTGTGTATGTAGGTGTTGGTGAGGATAAGCGGCTCACTAGCAATGATATGTATTTCCGCAGTGTTGATGACTGCGTGTACTT